ACAAATAGGGCATATTTTTATTTCTGAATTCACCTCAGGTATAAACAAATTCATTCCTACTCTCAAATCCTTAATATCAATCCATTTTGTAACTTGACTTTTTGCTAAAACAGGATGGTCACCAGTTATTTCTAATTTTCTGCCATCAGATAATTCTATCTCATATATTTCTTCATTTCTATTTTCTTGCATTGTATCATAAACTTTACTCCAGTATCCCCTGTGAGATAAAACATATTCCCCGATTTTTATATCTTCAATATTTTTATTCCCATCAATAGTTGTTATCTTCGTTCCTTTAACCAGCGCATTGAAATGATTGGGAGGAGTAATGGAACTCCATATCGGGTCATTCGCTTCGTAAATTTTGCCATCCAGTTCCTCACATATTGATGATGTTCTGGCATCTATAATCGCCGAGAATTCATAAGCTTTTACAAACCCTTTCAAGTCCGGGTCCTGGTACATCGTTAATCTGCCCTGGTTATATGCATCATTAAAATTAGTGCGGACTACTGTCTCTATCCTCCCGGGGATATCTCCAATATTTTCCCATTCACCTTGAGAGTTTAATTGTTCTACCTGATATTTTTCATCAAAGAATTTCTCCAGGTTATACATTACGGTATCAACGGTTTTACCTGTTTTTATCCCGTCATATAATAAACCCTTTATGTTTTTAAGTATATAATCCTTTTCTGTACCGGTTAAATAAAATTTTCTTTCTTCAAAATACTTTAATGCGGCTTGTGGAGGCAAGTTCCAGCGATTAATCTTTGCGTATTTCTCTTGTGTTATTTTGCTCTTTACATCGTTTTTAGCGTGTTTTTTACCAAGTATAAAAGAATCTCTAAACATTTCACCGAACGTCATTTTTAGATCACCGAGGTATTTTAAGGTAAGGTTTTCTATCTCTTTTGAATTTCTATTCTCTATGATTTTCTTCCTGGCTATAGTACCGAGTAAATCATCTTTTATTTTGTTGATTATTTTGCCTACTTCAATTCCCCATTCGTATTCCTGATCGTTAAGGTCCTCTACCATCTGTTTAAAATCTATTTTCTTTTCATATTTATTAGGTTGACGTTGTAATTTATTAAATGAGAAAGATAATTTGCTTTTATTTAGTCCCGTTCCCCTGGGAGGCAAATCTTCTATTGGTACATCATGAGCCTTACTTCTTTCTTCATCTGTTTTAGGATTACCAAGATTTCCGAATGGAGAGGGTTGTGCCGGCCGCTCTATTACCGGTGATGCCTTATCTCTCATAGGATAATCGATACTTTCTCTGATATAATCCTCATCTTTTTCTGTTTCTATAATAACTCCTTTATCAACAGCATTAATGAATATTTCAGCAAGTTTTTGTTTGTCTTTCTGTGACATAGGATTAAACTTAAACTTCGGATATTGCTTTACATTAGCGAAGTTCATATCTACAATCTGCTTTATCATCAGTTCATCAACGATTTCTTCTTCAATCTCTTCCCGGATGTTTTCCAAGATGAGCATAAACAATCCGAACTGATTTTCTCCAAGATTGTATGATCCGCTTGGTGAATCGGTAAATCCCAGTTTATCAGGAAGCAGTATCGCTCTTGCAATTGATTTGTTATAGTGTTCTATCGCTTCAATATAACTGGCTTGGCCTCTTGTTTGCGATTCCAATATATCTATGTTTATATCATCTGGGATTTTGAATGCTGTTTTAGCTTGAATGTTTTTTATCATTGTTAATAAATCAGATTGTTCATCTTTAGTTGAAGCTCCCCGGGGATACTTTGCTATTACTATACCCATACCAAACCGTTCAAGATATATATTCATAAAGCGTATAACGATATCTTTACTCCACCATGCCCGGTATGCAGCTCTTAGATCAGACGTGCCATAAAATTCGTCAAATTCTGATTCGTAGGAATAGATAACAAAATAATCCAGGTCGTTCCCGGATATCTTAACCGATCCCTTATTGGTATTCTGCTGTAGATATTCTAAATTACCGTAATCATCTATATTAAATTCAAACCCATGTGGCGGTCTTGTTTTAAATCTCTTCCAGCCTAACTTACCTTTATACGGTCCAGAATCATAAATATAAAATATTTTCTCTGTAACAGAGAAGCCGTAAGAAACAGCGCTAAGTACTCCTTTTAATGCTTTTTTAAAGCTCTTTATTAAACCGTCTGTCATTGCATAAGTTATCAGGTCTGCTATCTCTTTATCCTGGGGGTCATCTGAAGCCGGTACTATTCTCCAACCACTTGAAAAGATTGCATTGATTTTTATTTTAACTACTGCTTTCACCTGATCGTCCCGCATCATTTTCTTATAGATATCCAATCCTTTTCTACCAACCAAATCATCGGGATTATAAGGTGCCATTTGCGAATCAGAATAATAAGGAGACTTATAGGATGTTATTTCTTGTTTCTCGTTTTTCTTTGTGGTAGATTCGGAAGTGGATTCAGACTGAAAAAAGGTTTTTACTCTATCAATTATATTCATAAGTTATTGCGCCTCTATTTGGTCCCAGTCAGCCCCTGTAGATACAGCATCCGGACTATCATTAATATCATTTTCTATTTCTTTAATATCGAATATTGCTTGTGGAGCAAATGTCAATGAAAATGCATCTGCTACATCCGGGCTTTCTATACCTAATTTACGCATATCTTCTTTAGACATAAGTTTTACACGTCTACCACTATCTACCTTGAACTTAATATCCAGCAGTTGCAGAAAATCAGAATTGTTTTCTAATGCTCCGCCATTTTTTAACCATTCTTTAGCTTCCCAATATATCTCTACCCGGGTATTAATAAACCGTTCACTTTCTTCTGCAGCTTCACCATTTATAATTCTATTTACATAAAATCCTAATTCGCATAATCTATCGCTTACTCCATGGCCTATCCCAGTATCATCTACGAATATATCCTGCGGAAGTATATGTTCTTCTTTTGCTATCTCCTGGATCCTGCCTACTTCAAGCATAGTGTCCGGATTCCTGTTTTTATGCTTTAAATAGGCATAATTATCGGTTCTTATCACATAGGCGTTGTAACAGCCACCGCCACCGATATCTACACCCATTCTTTTCTTACCTTTAGGAGTAACCTGTCTATTCATTGCTTCTTCCAAGAATGAATCGGCAAATAAGAAACTCCACCCTTTTTCATCTACTGAATCAGCATCCGGGAAGTTACATTCATAAAGCACGTCAAAGAACGCTTCTTTACGCATTTCATCTATAAATTCAGGAGTAACTCTGCCTTCTTTTATGGCTTGTTTATAAGCTATTTTTATTTTGTTGTATTTAGGGTCCCGATATGATCTAAGAAAATGATTACGCCTGAATGGGTTACCGATATCCATTAAGAAATTGTCTTTATGGCCACCCAACATTCTTTTTATCATTGAATGTAACGGGTCAGGCAATAATGATGAATCATCAATAATAATGTTTTGAGAGCCAAATCCTATTACTGCATTTATTACTGCCCGACTGTTCGTTGCTTGTGCTGATAACATTTGTATCTCTCCACCACGTTTAAACGTTAATCTGTTTTTACTACGTTCACGTCTTAATCTGTCATAACTACTGTCTGCATCTAACTCTAATTGAGAAGAAAATAACGGGTTATCAAATAAATGTCCTATTACATAATTCATTATGATTCTTGTCTTTTTCTCTGTTGCACCTATGATCGTCCACTTCTCCGGGAACGTCTCAGCTCGCAATATCAATGCCAGGGAACAAATCAAGGACTTACCGTACTGAGTTATGCAGGATACCCAGTTACGTTTAGGCTTCCTTAATATTATTGTTTCAAATATCTGTTTCTGTCCCGGGGTTATTTCTAATGGTTCGCCACTTTCAGTTTTAAATAACTTTACGAGTTTATATATCTTGTCAAGGTTATCTGCCATTATTTGAGTAAACCTTTTATTCTGTCAAAGATTTCGTTGAAATCGTTTTTTTCCAGGCCATGTTCTACCTTATTCACATTCTGCCATCTGTCTTTTACCCTGTTACATAACCAAAATATTTGAGCGGTAACGTTCCCTGCAAGTGCCTGACTGTATAATGATGCTTCAACTTTGCTATCTGCAATCCCCTTTTTTATGGTGGCGGTTAAATCATTATATTTGATAATATCAGTAAAGGTTTTTCTTGGTAAACCTACTATATCAGCAATTTCTTTATCAGTTCTACCGAGTTCATAGAAAGCGAGAATTAGTTTTTTTTCATTATCGGTTAATATTTGTTTAGGTTTAGCCATTGATTTTTACCGCTTTTTGTCTTGTAAAATTTTGCCATCTGTCAATAATTACTTGACAATACAAAGGTTCAATTTCACACATAAAACAATATCTTCCTGCTTTATGTGATGCTATCATAGTAGAACCTGAACCGCCAAAGAGATCAATTATATTTTGTCCTCTTTTGCTACTATTTCTTATTGCCCGTTCTGCTAATGCTACTGGTTTTTGGGTTGGATGATATTCATTTTTTGATGCTCTTGCAATATCCCAAACTGTTATTTCTTTTGTTCCACCATACCAATTTGGTGATTTTCCTTTTTTGTAACAATAAAGCAATGATTCGTGTTTCAGTTTATATTGTGCCGATAATGAACCATATTGTGCTTGATTCTTATTCCAAATTATTAAACTTCTAATTTCAAATACTGCCTCAAATACTGCCTCAAATACTGCCTTACTTTTAAGTCCAGCAAACCATAAATATAATGCCATTTTATCTTTAGAAAATTCGTATATATTTTTAAGTGCTGGTAAATATAGCCCTGTATTTTTATCTCCAATTAAAATATTTCTTTTAGTAGTTCCTCCATCATATTCTACTCCATACGGAGGGTCGGTAAAAACCATATCCGCTTTCTCACCTTGCATCAACTTCTCAATGTTTTCTTTTTTAGTGCAATCGGCACATAACAAACGATGCTTCCCTAACTGAAATATATCACCTAATTTTATATTTGTTTTCTTTATTTCTGGAATTATATCATCTTTTTCAGAAACATCTACCTGAAAAATTTTGTCAAGTTCCGGGCTTTCAAATCCGATGTCAAGCAATAAGTCCTGATTGAAATTCGCTAATAGTTCAAAATTCCATCTGCCCTGATTTTTATTCAAACGTAAATTAAGCTCTTTTTCTCTGGCGATATCCGGGATATTGATATAAACAACCGGTATTTCTTTGTATCCCAGGTCCTTTGCTACCTGCAGGCGAAAGTGTCCGCCGATTACTATGTTCTTCCTACCGGCTGCAGCATTGGCCAGTATAGGATCTACTATTCCGTATTTCTTTATGCTTTTTGTAAGGTCGGATATTTCTTTTTCATCCCAGGTCCGGGGGTTGTAATCGGAAGACTTTAGTAATGATATCGGAACGTTGATAATTTTAAGGTTTTGTTTATTCATATTTTGAAAATAAAAAAATCGCAGACACTAATTATTTAATGCCTGTAGCACATCTCTAATAGATACATAGCATAAATTATATGATTTGTCAAGTGTTTTTACAAAATATATTATTTAGAGATTGAAATTACTGACGAAGAAGAGATACGAAGTGTTAGTAGTTAGTTACGTT